ACTGGTGCTTGCAATATTCCCGCCAAACATCCACCAGCCCGGACGAGCTACCACTTTTCCGGTTTCGTCTACTGTCGCCGGGATGATGCTCTGATGCTCTTCGTTACCGAACAGCCGCCGCCGTTCTATCATGCAGAAGTTAAGGGGAAGCTCCTTGTCACTGTCAAAGGTGATATGGCCATCAGGACAAGCCAGCAGCAAGGTTGAGAACCGGCTTGATATTCCGTTGTTGGTGCAGTCTCCGAACCGGCCATTTTTGTATACTTCGATGGGTAAGCAGTGTATTTTCATGTTTCTTTGCTCCTTTCGTTTGTGCTTCCTTCTGTTTCAGGAAACCCCGCCGCCGGTGTCGAACCGGCTGTCGTTCTCCGGGCGGGCGTGGTGTTTCTCAGCCCATGATGTAGGCCGCCAGTCTGTCGAGAAGATCCGAAGTCAGGCACTTTTCGTAGTGGGTGAGTCTGTAATACTTCCGGGCTGCTCTTGCTGCAGCGTACAGACGGTTCCGCTGTTCTGCGTCCATGCTCAGGACCTCGAAGACTGTCCGTAAGGTGTCCTGCTCGGCGTTGCTGGTGTGGTAGTAATACTCGATGTGCCTTTCTTCTGCGGTCTCGGTCTCGGCTCGGTCAAGTCTCACGCCGTGGTGATGGATCCGGTAATACTTCGCGGAGCTGCTGCGGTACTCTTTTTCTGCGCTCATGCTGTCGAGTGCTGCGTCAATCAGTCGATCAATGTTAATCTGCTTCATAGTGTTTTCTCCTTTCGGTGCGTTGCGGGGTTTATAGGTTTCCTTTCGGAATCCCGGCGGCTCCCTTTGCGGGTACGGCTTTTACCGGCCGCCGGTGCGGTTCATTTACTTACTGCTCGCCTAAGATGTACTTAGCTGCCTTCTCAGCTTTCGCGGCTGCTTCGATGATGAATTTCGGGTCGCTCTTGAGCTTGGAAGCCCAGCCCTGGACGTATGCTTTGCTGTTCTCGAAGATCTCCGCGGAGTCGATGCCGACGTGAGAGGTGAGGAAGCTGGATCCGATTTCGGCCACAAGCTCTTCCTTGCTGTATTCCTGAGACCCGAAAGCTACGTTCTTTCCGTATCTCTCTTCTGCTCTGTTGCACCGGTCCTTCGTCATGGTGCTGTGCGTCATCTCATGGAAGGCGACCCCGTAATAGTGGGCGGCTGATTTGAAAAGGCCCATCTCCGGAAGGACTACAAGATCGGCGCCGGGCTGGTAGTATGCCTTGTCGCTTCTGTGGTGCCGAAGCTCTACGGTCTCGCGGCTGAAATAGTCGTCCATCACTTCCTGCGCTTCCTTGATCGGGTCAAGGTGCTTCGGCTCTTCGGTCTGCTTCCGCTCGATGCCTTCGCACTGGGAAACTTCAAAAACGTAGTAGTACCGGGGAAGGACTCGCTTTGTGCTGGGAATGTCGTTTCCGTCTTCGTCCTTGTCGTACTTCTCGAAGTAGGAGACAACCAGGCTGCCCTTCTCGCCCTTCTTAACCTTGCCGCCTTCCTTCTTGGCCTGCTCGAAGGTGAGATACTCGCCGGGGCCTAATAACATCTGATTGAGAAGTCCGTACCGCTTGCCGGTCGTGTGATTGTATGCCAGCCCGTCCACGTTCCAGGGCTTCTGCCAGGGGATCCGGCCCTGCTCTAATGCTTCCACGAACTTGTTGGTGATGATTTCATATACGGTTGCCATGTTTTTCTCCTTTTCTCCGGTTCTTCCGGTGTGCTTTGGTTTACATCTGCAGTTCTTCGATGGTGTCCAGCAGCTTCTCGATGATGTACTCGGGGCTGTTAACGATCAGTGCGGAAATTGTTTCCACTGTCTCGCCGTTGTCTCGGGCTTCGTACGGATCCAGGTCTAAAAGCCGGTGCGCTAATTTGATGATGTTTTCGTTCATGTTTTCGTTCCTTTCTCGGCCGGTGGCCGGTGGGCTGTTCGCTTGTTGTGAGTCAAATATAACGCCGTTATGCGCATAACGTCAATATGGCATATTCGACAAAATGCGCATAATCGTTTTGTGCAGATTGCATAATGCGCATAATCTCGTATCTATAGTAGAATTGAGAAAAGAAAGGGGGTGATAAAATGGCCGTAGATGTGAGAAAAAGGAACGATAGACAAAACAGATGGATAAAAGAAAATGCGGATAGAATTAACTTTATGATGCCGAAAGGAACGAAAGAAAGAATAAAAGACGCGGCGGAAATGGTCGGTCTGTCTATGTCGGAATGGATAAACCGGGCGATTGAAGAGAAACTGCAGCAGATCGGACCCGGACCGGAAGACCTGGAAGCGGAAACAGAAAAAGAAGGTTGACAAGACTTTCCCGGCTGTGATATCGGAACCGGAAGAAAGAAGTTTATGAAAATTTAATAATTAAAAATGCCAGCCTTCCCATTTTCGGGGGGCTAAATGTGCTATAATGGTATCATCAGCGAAGCTATACAAAAAAGACAGTACGAAAAGACCGGAAACCCTTGTAAATAGGGCATTCCGGTTTTTTTATGCCGTAAAATCACCGGTGTATTTTTGAGAAACTTTTTTCCGGGTTAACTTGAGAGAATAACCCGCAGTAAATCAGGATCTTAGAAAAGGACCGGAGAAGGGAGAAAGAAGGACTATGGGAGAAGAGAATATATATAATAATACTACTACCAGTACAGATCTATCTGACAGTGATAGTGTTGATATAAATAACTCAAACAATAAAACCTTTGTACCCTTTGGCAGTGGTGGGTTGAGTCGTGAAGAAGAGCGCGAGCGTCAGAGTAACGGCGGTAAGGCGTCAGGCGAGAGCCGGAAAAAGCGAAAAACCTTTCAGGAAATGGCCCAAGCGATCCTTGCTGTTCAGTGCAGTCAGGAGATGGTGTCCGAAAGTCTCGGAGCCTATGCCGGTTCAGTGTTTCCGGAAGGGAAGCAGCCAACAATGGCCGAGCTTATCCTTGCACGGCAGAGCATCGAAGCCGCGAACGGGAACGGGAAGAGTGCCGAGTATGTCCGGGATTCTGCAGGATATAAGCCGACTCAGGCCGTCAGCATTGAGGGCATGGACGACGCCAGCAGGGAACTACTCGACCGGGTAGCGAAGAGACTGGAACGGGAAGCAGGGAAAGCCGAAAAGGTTGATTTTTGTTAATATTCTAGGGCTTTTCAGGATATCCAGGGCGGCCAGCAGGGGAACGAAAAGCGGAGAAACCCAGTAAATACAAGGGTTTCAGAAGATCGGGAAGGTCTTTCAACTATTCGCGAAAGCGCTATTTTGCGCATAGTTGCCACCGACCGGCAGTATTCCGGAGATTTTTTTGAAGATATATTTGTCAAAGGCTTTGACTTAGTATCTATCCCTTCCGGATCTCAGCCCGGCACCCCCTCCCCCGGTACCCGCGACACCCCCGGGTCGGGAACGAAGAATAAGCCCCCTAGAAAATTATATAAAAATTTCAACTCATGTTAAGGCGTCTAAGTATATATAAATAAAAATATATATACAACAACCTACAGAAAGAGAGATACCTAGATATGGCATATACATCCAATACTGGTACTGCTTCTCTTTCAGACTTCCAACGGTCTTTTCTGTCAGTGCTAAAGAGTGAGATAGGAGCTTGCCGGGAAGACATAGACTACTTCGTTGACACTTACGGACACATCGAGGACAAAGATGCGGCCGAGCTTATCCAGCCCTTCCGGTTGTGGAAAGAGCAGCGTGACGCCATGAATTCCATCGTGTCACACCGGCTGAACGTAGTGTTAAAAGCGAGACAGCTAGGCTTTTCGTGGCTGGTGCTTCACATCGTCGCACATCGGTTACTCTGCTGGACCGGTCGAACGGGCGTGGTTATGTCGAGAACCGAGGAAGAAGCGAAAGAGCTTGTCCGAAGGATGGACGTGATACTGAGCAATATGCCTGAGCTGGTGCGGAATATTGACACGGCCCCTCAGTGGTGGTCCGGCCCGGTATATCGCAGGACGGCGCTTGAAGTCACGATCATGTTTCCGGACGGTCCTCAGTCGGTTATGAAAGCGTTTCCCAGCAGCCCAAATGCCGGTCGTTCCTTCACAGCGGATATCATGGTGGCTGACGAATGGGCTTTCCAGGAATGGGCCGAAGAGATATGGACTGCAGCCTATCCGACGATCAACAGACCGACGGGTGGTATGTTCATAGGGCTTTCCACGATCAACCGAGGATCCCTGTTCGAGAAAATCTTTACGGACGACGGAAACAGTTTCAACAAGATCTTCATTCCGTGGTATGCGGATCCTAGACGAACGCCCGAGTGGTACGAAGCCACGAAACGGGATATGGGAGACGATATCCTGCAGGAGTACCCGGCGACCATTGAAGAAGCGCTTACGGTTCCCGGAGGGTCCTTTTTCCCGGAAGTGAACGAGATAAACACGATCAGTGACGACGACCTGATAGAGAACAGCCGCCGGGTGATACGGTATGTGTGTATCGACTACGGCCTTGATATGTTCTCTGCTCACTGGATAGCGATTGACACGAAGGGAAATGCACAGGTTTACCGGGAATACGACAAGTCAAACATGACGATTTCCGAAGCGGCCGACGCGCTTATATCCATGTGTGCCGGTGAACGGATTGAACTGTTCCTGGCGCCACCGGATTTATGGAACCGGTCGCAGGAAACGGGCAAAAGCAGGGCGCAGTTATGGAGCGACAACGGAGTAGAGCTTACGAGAACGTCAAACGACTTCGCGGCTGGTTGTGCATCCATGAAAGAGTGGCTGAAACCGAGGAAAGACGGCAAATCAAAGTTGACGATCCTCAGAGGTGCGGCCCCAAATCTGTACAAATGCCTGAAAAAGATACAGAAGGACAAGAAAAAACCAAATCTATACGCCAAAGATCCCCACGATTTAACGCATGACCCCGACAGTCTGCGTTATTTTTGTGTGTGGTGGACGCAGAAAGCGGAAGAGGTTTCGGAAAAGGAACGTGTCGTATGGCCAGCCGATATATGGGATGACTACGACAACGCGAGCGAGGAAGTCAGAGAGAGAATTATTGCAAAATACGGAGAACCGGACGTATGAGGTTATTTAAGAAGATGGTGAATAAGATAGTCAATCCGGAAAAACAGAAAAAACTGGTACAGTGGCAGGAGCGTTTCGAGACCGCAAAGCAGCAGTACGCCAACGAACTAAAGGAAATGGCCGAGCAGGAGAACCTTTACCGTGGAGACCGGGCCGTAAATATCAACCCGAACAAGGGATCAGGAAAATCTGCGAAGGTTTCCGTAAACGTGCGGAATATCTGCTATGAATTGATCGAAACAGAGGTTGACAGCTCCGTGCCGATGCCGAAAGTGACGCCTATTCACGAGGAAGATGAATACCTTGCAAACATTATCGAGAAAATGTTGCAGAATGAGGTACAAAAACTTCGCTTAAACGTGCTGAACGATGTGAGTGAGCGTGTCGTACCGGTTCAGGGCGGCGATTTCATGCACGTTGAATGGGATAATACGAAGGGGTATCACTGTACCATCGGTGACGTGGCCGTTAATGAGCGCCATCCGAGAAGCGTTATACCGCAGCCGGGCGTCACGTCCATCGAAGATATGGACTATATCTTTATCATGGTTGCGCAGACCAAAGATTTTGTGAAGCGCAAGTACAATGTAGATGTAAAAGACGCGAGCGACAGCGAAGTAGACTTCCGAGAGAGCGAAGGTAGATCCAGCCAAGAGGATATCGTCACGGTGGTACAGTGCTATTATCGGAACCCGGAAGGCAAGATCGGGCTTTTCTCGTGGTGTGACGACTATGTGCTGGAAGATATGGAAGACTACCAGGCACGGCGGCTGACACGTTGCAAGAAGTGCGGAAGGATTAAGGTCGGTGACGTATGCGAGTGCGGTTCCAAGTCCTTTGAGACCAAGATTGAGGAAGAAGAAGAGCTGACCGAGGATATTATCAAGATCGACGGCAGCAAGATCCTGTCCGAGACGGAAGAAAATGTACCGGTGCTGGACGAAAACGGGAACCCGACCTTTGACGAAGCAGG